TTAAAAAGTCAAATATTAATTTAACTATAGAGTATATGGAATGATGGGCCCAGAAAAAACCATACGAGTTTTTAGGATCTTTTGACATTTATGAGTGTGAAGACGGGAGTTTACTTGTTAAGGCTAGGAACCCAAACAAGAAACCGTCTGATTTCTATATTAGACCAGGGAGACTAGGGTTTTACAGGCTTCTTGGGTTTCGTATAGCACTTTTTCTATTTTCCATGAATAAGACCGATAGTTTAAAAAACATACCAGAGGATAGTTGTGGTTAGTTCGCAAATAGAAGTAAAATACCTAGGAGGCTACGGTAGCGATTTAACAGTAGTTAATGCTGCTAGAGTCTCTTTTAATAAAGAAAGCCACTGGGAACATGATCCAGGAATAAATGAATATTATCTAGGACATAAGGATAAGAGGTTAATACAATACCTAGCTAGGCATAAACACATATCCCCTTTCCACCATACTTTCTTGTCTTTTAGGATTAAGGCTCCTATTTTTGTTTCCAGGCAGTTGGTTAAGCACGAATATATGCCTATAAATGAAGTGAGTCGTAGATATGTAGACACTGTGCCTGAGATGTATATCCCAAATACTTTTAGAAAAAGACCAGAGGATAAGAAACAAGGAAGCTCTGGGGATATGCCTGGAATTAAAACTAAAGAATGGAAAGGGCATCTCAGGGATCATTTCTATAATAGCGTGGAAATGTATCTAAACGCACTAGATGAAGGGATGTGTCCAGAGCAGGCTAGAATGTTTTTACCTTTAAACGCTATGACGGAATGGATTTGGAGCGGAACACTCTCTGCTTTTGCTAAGATGCTAGCCCTGAGGCTACCAGAGGACGCACAAGAGGAGACAAGAGAAGTGGCTAGGTATATTAAAGAAGAGATCGAGAAAATCTTTCCTGTCAGCTTACCAGCCCTATTGGAGAATTATGACTAAGATATTAGTTATCCCTGATACTCAGGTTAAGCCAGACATACCTACTAAACATTTAGGTTGGATTGGGAAATATATTGTAGAGAAACAACCAGATATAATCGTCCAAATTGGAGATTGGGCAGATATGGAGAGCCTATCTTCGTACGATGTAGGGAAGAAAAGTTTTGAGGGTCGAAGATATAAAAAAGATATGCAGTCTTCTATAGAAGGTATGTCTAAGATGCTATCTCCTTTAAGAGAACTGCAATACCGTCAAAGGAGGAACAAGAAAAAGGTTTATGACCCAAGAATGGTGCTTACACTTGGAAATCACGAATACAGGATTGAGCGCGCTGTAAACGATGATCCCAAACTCGAAGGGGTTATAGATGTATCTGACCTTCAATATGAAGAGTTTGGATGGGAGGTATATCCTTTTTTAGAAGTGGTTATGATCGAAGGGATAGCTTTCAGCCACTACTTTGTTACGGGAGTAGCAGGAAGACCCTCTAGCACTGCTAATGCCCAGCTAAACAGACAACATTGTTCTTGTGTGTCTGGCCACCAACAAGGGCTGCAGATAGCTACAGGCAAGAGGGCAGATGGGTCTTTATTAACATCTATTATAGCTGGCTCTTTCTATTTACACGATGAAGACTATCTAAGACGCCAAGGGAACCATCATTGGAGAGGAGCCCTTATGCTGCATAATTGTAGGGATGGACAGTTTGATTTAAACCTCCTACCAATGACGTACCTAAGAAGAAAATATGGATAATAGAGAATTAACAGAAGCTAATCAAAATATTCCTTGCCCAGATAAACTTATACTTTTAATAGACAATATATTCTATTGGGGGATACAAAGAAATATAACCCGAGAAGGAGGGGCCACAGCTTTATCTCAACTAGGTAAGATTAAAGAAGAAATTAAAGAATTAGAAGAGGGTTTGATAGAGGGTGATAATGAAAAAATATTAGATGGTATTGGGGATGTATTTGTTGTATTGATGCAGGTATGCAGACTTACTGGTTGCGGTTTTACACAATCTTTAGAAAAAGCTTGGAAAGAAATAAAAGATAGGAAAGGCAGAATGGAAAATGGAGTGTTTGTAAAAGAAAAATGATTGGATATAGCACAGAAGGTATTAGAATTTTAACCCCTAAAGAAACCCCTACTATTGATTACCCGCAAGCCAAAGAAGCTGCAATCGAGCAGGCTAGGATTATTTGGTTCGCAGAAGAACTAGGAGTGGAGAAAGATGAAGATGATATTAGAACTGCATGTACAGAGGGAGAACGCCATGGAATTACTACAGTATTGAAACTGTTTACTCAATACGAACTTCTGTTAGGAGGGGACGAGTTTTGGGGAGGAAAGATTAGTAAAATGTTCCCAAGGCCAGAAATTCAAAGGATGGCTGCAACATTTGCATTTATAGAGTTGGGGGTACATTCTCCTTTTTACTCCTTAATTAATGAAGCATTAAATATTGCCACTGATGAATTTTATCTCTCATGGAAAGAAAGCGAGGTATTGAGGGATCGTATGCAGTTTGTATACGACAGTGCCGATAGTCCTTGCCCTCTGTTAACTACAGCAGCCTTTTCTTTTATGGAGGGGGTTGTGTTGTTTAGTAATTTTGCTTTCCTGAAGAGTTTTAACCGAGGGGGGTACAACCTTATCCCTCATATTACTGCCGGTATCGATGCTTCAGCAAAAGACGAAAATTTCCACGCATTAGCCAGCTCTTGGTTGCATAACCAGACTCTCCTAGAGCTAAGAGAGAAAGGAAATATTACAGAATACCAAGTCAAGAAAATCAGAGAGCAGATTAAAGATATGGCTCGGTTGGTTTACGAACATGAAAGCTTAATCTCAGACATGATCTTTGAAAAAGAGGGAATCAGGACAATTACTAAAAAAGAGATTCTTCATTTTATCCGGAATAGGATTGATTTCGTACTATCTAATATGGGTATGAGGCCTATTTACGGAGAAAAACAAGGAGTTGTTAGTGAGTGGTTTTATAATCAATTGTCCTCTTATAAATACTCTGACTTCTTTTCTGCACAGCAAATTCAATATGTAAGATCTTGGGATAAAAGCAAACTGTCTTTTAGGAACTATGTACAATAAAAGGAAATAATGGCAAAAAGTTACGAAGAATATAGCGAAGAAAGAAAAGTATTACAAAAAGCTGGGCACTTACCTGATTGGTATACCACCTCTTCTTTTCAGATGTTTGACAGCAGATATAAAGTTCCTGGAGAAGGGTATGTAAAAGAGAGATTTAAGACAATTGCGAAAACATTGTCTAAACATATGGTAGGGGAAGAAGAGTATTGGGAAGGGAAGTTCTTCGAAGTTCTATGGAAGGGTTGGTTATCTCCGGCCTCTCCTGTATTAAGTAATGTAGGAACAGACAGAGGACTGCCTATCAGTTGTTCTGGAGGGTATGTGGGAGACTCTGTGGATGAATTTTATACCTCTCTCCACGAACAAGCAGTACTATCTAAATGGGGGTTTGGATGCTCTGGATATTTCGGGGATATTCGCCCCCGAGGAAGCGCTATTAGTATTGGAGGGAAGGCCAGCGGAGCAGTTCCTGTAATAGAAGATTTTGCTATTATGGCCAGTAAGATCAGCCAAGGGTCTAATAGAAGAGGGGCAACTGCATCCTACCTTCCAATAGATCATGGGGATTTCGATGAACTAGTAGATATGTTAGAGCAATCCCCTGATGGCCTAAATATTGGTTGGAACGTAAGCGACGATTTCCTATCTAAATTGAAAGCAGGAGATGCCGAGGCTAATAGGAGATTCTCTAGGGCACTGTATGTTAAATTAGTAACAGGAAAAGGGTATTTCTTTTTCGTAGACAGAGCCAATAGAGCCAGACCTCAGATGTATAAAGACTTAGGACTAGATATTAAGGCTAGCAATCTGTGTACGGAAATTATGCTCCATAGTTCTCCTTCTTTGTCTTTCTCTTGTGTACTTTCCAGTATGAACCTGTATAAATGGGATGAATGGAAAGACACAGATGCAGTGTTTGTTGCCACAGTTTTCCTAGATTGCGTAGTATCAGAGTTCCTTAATAAAAGTAAAGGTATTAGGGGCCTAGAAAAAGTACGGAAGTTTACTCAACTAGGGAGAGCAATAGGGCTAGGGGTGTTAGGGTTTAGTAGCCTTCTTCAGAAGAATAAAATTCCTTTTGAGTCTTTAGAGGCTATGTATCTAAATAACGGTATATTTAGAAAATTAAAGGAAGATTCAGACGAGGCCTCTAAGTGGTTGGCGGTTAAGTTTGGAGAGCCAGAGTGGTGCAAAGGTTATGGAGTTCGTAACACCCATACAACAGCTTTGGCTCCTACTAAATCTACCAGCC